GATTACGCCCCGTATTGAGTATGCCTTTGAGCAGTATGCTAAAAAAGGTTTTCACAAAGCCTTTAGAGATGATGAGAAGCAAAGTGATGTTTACTGGCTAGCCTGGGAGTGCTTACGCGCAAGCGGCGAAGTAGTAAAACCATTTGGGGCAGATTTTCTAGAAACCTTAGCTAAAGTTGAGGTTACAGACGATAACCCTTTGGAGTAGTGGGGCGCGGTAGTTTTGGCTATCTAATCGCACAAATTGCGGTAGAAACAGGCATAGCGCCCCAGTACTTGCTAGATCTAGATGATGTAATGTTTAGTAATATCCTAAAGGTTTTAACCGATAGGGCTAAGGAGATGCAGGATGCCAACCGAGGTAAGAGGCGCCGTTGAAGCCCGCAAGGCTCTACGCAAGTATGCCCCGGATTTAGGCAAGGCAATACAAAAAGAGCTATCAGACCTGTTAAAGCCTGTTACTAACAAAGCTAGGGGCTTTATACCTGCCGCTATACCAGAGCTAAGCAACTGGTCTAACCCAGTATCTAGCGCAGAAACAATAAATTACAGAGCATTTCCAAGATTTGATGCAAGCGAAGCTAGGCGCGGTATAGGTTTTAGAACAGCGCCAAGCAAGCCCAATAGAAACGGATTTAGAGCGCTAGCGCGTATAGTCAATGCCAGCGCTGCCGGTGCTATCTATGAAACTAGCGGGCGGCTAAACCCATCTGGCAGACCGCAAGGGCCTTTAGTAGATCGCTATGTAAATGGCGTTTATGATAAAACTACTGCAACTGGTAAGCAATACTCAAAGAGCTTAAACCCTAATGCTGGTAAACAATTTATAGATGCGCTAAATGGCACAGGTTCAATAGTAGATGCTAATAATCAAACAGGGGCAGGGCGTAGGTCGCGCAAAATGAGAGGCCGTGCTATTTACAGAGCTTGGGCTGAGGATGGCGGCAAAACTAATGCAGCTGTGTTAAAGGCGCTAGAGGTAACAAAACAGATATTTGATAGGTCTATGAAAGCGGTAAAATAATGGCTGTAGATCCGCAAGTAGTAGTAAATATAGCTTCTGAGTTCACAGGCAAAAAAGCCTTTAAGGAAGCCGAAACTGCCACTACAAAACTAAGTAAAGGCGTAAAAACTTTAGCTAAAAGTTTAGGTTTGGCATTTAGCGTAGGCGCTGTAGTTAGATTTGGTAAGCAAAGTGTAAAGGCATTTAGCGATAGTCAAAAAGAAGCTAAACTACTAGCAACACAACTAAACGCAGTTAATCTAGGTTTTGCATCACCATTTATAGGGCAATTTATAGACAAGCTGGCCTTAGCTACTGGCAAGGCAGGCGGCGATTTAACAAATGCTTTCGTATCATTATCACAAGCCACAGGTGATGCCAGTACAGCGCAAGCATTATTGCAGACCGCGCTAGATGTAAGTCTAGGCACAGGCAAAGATTTACAGACGGTAAGTAATGCGCTAGCACGGGCGTACAAAGGCGAAACTACAGCGCTAGCAAAACTACGCATAGGATTTACTACAGCTGAGTTGAAAGGTAAAAAGTTTGATGAGGTACTAAATACTCTAAACAATAATTTTAAGGGTGCAGCCGCTAACGCAGTAGACACATACGCAGGCAGGATGGCTAGGTTATCCGAGGCTGTAGATATGGCTAAAGAAAAGCTAGGAGAAGGTTTAGTAAGCGGTCTTGATGATGCCAGCATAAGCATAGATGATTTACAGGTAAAAATAATCAATTTAGGAGAAGCGCTAGGCAAGACAGCGGCAGGATCTGTAAGTTTTGCAGATAAAATTATTAGCCAATTTCAACGCATACAAGATAGCAGCGCTGCTCAGGGTTTATTAAATATCTTTGAGGCATTAGTTAGAGGCGTAGGCTTTATAGTTACCGGCGAGCTAGTGCCTACAATGGATCAAGCTAGCGCTAGGCTAGCAGGTAAAGAAGCATTAAAAGAGCAAGAAAGAGGCAGAGCCCGGCTTAGGGCTGCAAAAGCTCTAGGCAAAGCAGAAAAAGATAACGCGGCTAATAAATTAAAAAATGAAAAAAAGATAACAGATGAGAAGGCAATACAAGCCAAGTTAGACAAAGCCGCCCTCGCACTTGGCAAAGGTACAGATGTATTTGACTTGGACAAGATACAGGTTGCAGCGGCTATATTGGCTAAGCAACAGGAGATAGACAAACTAGGCACGGCAGCTACGGAGCAACAAAAACTAGCGCTAGCAAATGATGCACAACGCTTAACAGTTAAACAGTTAATGCTAGATCTTGAGGATGCTATAGCCGATAAAGATGCAGACAGGGCTACAAGCCTAGCTAATCAATTAAATAAAGAGCTAAGCATATTAGCTACAATGCAAAACCAAACTATAAAATTAAGTACTATAGAAAACATACTAAATAGGTTTAAGCCTAAAGACCTAATAAACCTAGATAACCTAGATGCAGCTATACGCAAACTGCTAGAAATTGCAGGCTCACGGTTTGACTTTTTAAGCCCAATTATATCTATTACAAGAAATACTAATGATAGCGTTTTAGATGAGGATATAGCTAGCCGTTATAAGTCAGGTGACCCAGATGCTATTAGAGCTGTAGAGGCACACGCAGACGCTATTAGTATGCTGGCAGAGTCAGAGCTAGCGCTAGCAGATGCGTTATTAGAAGAAAGCATACGCGCACTAGATATAGCTACAGCAAGCCTAAGCCCTAGCGTGGCAACTAACTCTAGAGGCTTTGACCCTGCCGCTTTTCGTATGGCAGATAACATAACTGTAAATGTAAATGCAGGCGTAGTTGGTAGTGAGGACACAATAAGCCAAGCTGTACAAAGAGCTATATTAGATCTAGAGCGTAAAGGTGACCCGCTGCGTTACACCGGTGGCCTATGACCCTGCCAGTAATAAACGCTGTTATTAACTTTAGTACCGGGCCTAGCTTTGCCCAGGCTATGATTTTAGATACAGGCATACTAGATACAAACGTGCTAGCAGATAGCGCGGCAGTAATTGTAGATGTGTCTAACGTAGTAGATACAATACAAACAAATAGAGGCCGTAACCCACAGGCTGACCAATTCCAAACAGGTACGCTAACTATGCGTATCGTTGACCAAAACGGCGATTTTAACCCACAAAATACTAGCGGCCCTTATTATGGCTTGCTAGACCCTATGCGTAAAGTGCAGATAACAGCTACTTACGCTAGTACTACCTACCCTATCTTTAGCGGGTTTATTACTAGCTACACTACTACTACACCTAAAAACGCAGATGAGGTTACTTATACCACTATTACGGCGGTAGATGCGTTTAGACTTGCCCAAAATGCACAAATAGCAACGGTAGCAGGGGCAACCGCTGGAGATCTGAGCGGTACGCGTGTTAATCAAATATTAGACCAAATAGGCTGGCCTAGCTCTATGCGTGACGTAGATGCAGGGCTAACTACAATGCAGGCAGACCCTGGCACAGCGCGTACTAGCCTTGCAGCTCTTAACACAGTAACCCTAAGTGAGTACGGGGCTTTCTATGTAGATGCTGCAGGCTCATTTGTCTTTCAAGATAGAAACGTTACCACGGCTAGCATAGGCGGCACACCTACCGTGTTTAACGATAACGGCACGGCTATAGGCTATTTTAACGCTGTTTGGCGCTTAGATGATACGTTGGTATTTAACGCGGCTAGCATTACCCGTACAGGCGGTACTACGCAGGTAGCTACAGATGCAGCCAGTATTGCCAAGTACTTTACACACAGCTATAACCAACAAAACCTACTAATGCAGACAGACGCGGTAGCCCTAGATTACGCCCAAGCCTATGTAGCTAGCCGTAAAGAAACGTCTATAAGATGTGATGCCATTACCCTAGATTTATACACAGATAACTATAATGCCGGCATAATCGCCGCCCTAGATCTAGATTTTTTTGACCCTATAACTATTACTACCAACCAGCCAGGCTCATCTACTTTAACTAAAACTTTGCAGGTGTTTGGCGTGGCTATGGCAATTACGCCCAGCAGCTGGAAAACGACACTAACAACACTAGAGCCGATAATAGACGGCTTTATACTAGACTCAAGCATATACGGCCTGCTAGACACAGGCGTACTTGCTTATTAAGGAGATGCTATGGCAGCGGGCTTAGGATTTAAGACCTTTACCACAGGTGAGGTTTTAACTGCCGCGGATGTAAACGGGTATTTAATGCAAGGTATTTTAGTTTTTGCTAGTGAGGCTGCTAGAAACTCTGCTATAACTTCACCGCAAGAAGGCCAGTTTGCATACACCAAAGATAATAACAGCCTATGGTATTACACAGGTAGCGCGTGGGTTGCTAGCGGCGCAACAGGTGATATAGAGGGCATTACTACAGGCACAGACTCAGGGCTATCAGGCGGCGTTACCAGCGGTACAGCTGTACTTAGATTAAAACTAGAGTTTGATGCAGAAACAGGCACTACTTACACTTTAGTAGCAGGCAACCTTAATCAGCTAGTAACACTTAATAACGCTAGCCCAATAACTTTAACTGTACCGCCTAGCGTTTTTAGCGCGGGTGATGTAATAAACATAGCGCAGATCGGAGCAGGCCAAGTAACACTAGCGCAAGGCGCAGGTGTAACAATAACTAGCACAGGTGCAACTTCTAGCGCCCCTAAACTTAGAGCCAACAAGTCTGCTGCTTCTATTATCTGCACGGCATCAAATACTTTTTTGGTCGTAGGAGATATAGCGTAATGAGTTTATTGGGCATTATTGCTAGTCAAAATTATCCGCGAGGTATAACTGCTGATATTTTAGTCGTAGCTGGAGGAGCTGGTGGGGGTAGTGGTAATGCCAGCGGTGGTGGTGGTGCTGGTGGATTCAGAACAACTAATTTAGCTTTAAGTGGTTCTTTTACTGTTACGGTTGGAGCAGGCGGTGCAGTTGATGCTAATGGCTCTAATTCTGTTGCCAGTACTATAACTTCATCTGGTGGCGGTAAAGGCGGCTCAAATACAACAGGCACAAACGGCGGTTCAGGTGGCGGTGGCACAGGAAATCCAGATGGAACTACAGCAGGCGGTAACGGAAACGCTGGCAGCTATTCACCGTCAGAAGGTAACAATGGTGGGTCAGGCTTTGGTGCAGCTGGCGATAGAAATGGTGGTGGCGGTGGTGGTGCTTCGGCAGTAGGTGTAAATGCTGTTAGTGGTCAAGCAGGAAATGGCGGCGGAGGAACTGCTAATTCACTTTCTGGTTCATCAGTAACTTATGCAGGTGGCGGTGGTGGTGGTCGCAATGCCACTTCAAATAATGGTTCTGGTGGCGCAGGCGGCGGTGGAGCTGGTGGCCTAAGTAATTCTAATGCAGGCAATGGAACAGTAAATAGTGGTGGTGGTGGTGGTGGAGTTGGAGGTGGTGGTAATTCTGGAGGTAGCGGCGGTTCTGGTATTGTAATTATTCGCTATGCAGACACCTTAGCAGACTTAACTTCTATTGGCGGCACTTTAGTTCATACAAAAACAACTGCTGGAGGTTACAAAATATATCAATTTACCGCAGGAACAGGAACGGTTACAGTTTAATGGCACATTACGCATTTTTAGATGAAAACAATATAGTCACTGAAGTAATTACTGGTCGTAATGAGTGGGAAGTAATTGATGGCATTTCTAATTGGGAAGCAGCCTATGGTGCAATTCGCAATATGGTATGTAAGCGCACTTCATATAATGGCAACATACGCAAACAATTTTGCGGAATTGGGTTTCAATATGACCCTGTGGCAGATGTATTTATAGCGCCACAGCCTTATCCATCTTGGTCGCTAGATGCTGACCATAATTGGCAACCACCAACGCCAATGCCCACAGAGGGCAGATGGTATTGGAGCGAGCCAGAGCAGGCTTGGATAGATGCTACAGAGCTATAACGGCTGGCCTGCCAGTAAAGACCCGGCAGAAATTGGCATAAAAAGTTATGCAGTACCCGGCACTAATAGAAAACTTAGATGCGCCGAGGCTGTAGCACCTTTGCTCATAGGTTTTGCCGCTGAGTTTCACGCGCTAATAGAGCCAATAGATGAGGGCGAGTGGGATGAGTGGGGCTACGCATTTAGAGATGTTAGGGGCGTGGTCGGTAAACTTAGCTGCCATAGCAGCGGTACAGCTATAGATCTAAACGCTACTAAACACCCGCTAACTAAGCGCGGTACATTTCCAGCTGAGAAAGTGCCAATGATTAAGGCGCTATGTAAAAAGTACGGGCTAACCTGGGGCGGCGAGTGGACCAGGGCAGATGAAATGCATTTTGAGGTAGCTGTAAATGAGGCTAAAGCTGCCAAAATAATACTAAGGTTAAGCAAGGGCAAAACGCAAGGGGCAGAGCAGGTAGAACAATGAATAGAAAGCAACTAGAGGCAGCGGCCTATAGTTACGGGCGCGCGGCTTTAGCTAGCGTTGCAGCCTTGTACCTAGCAGGCATAACAGACCCTAAAGTGTTGGCTAATGCTTTTATAGCCGCTTTTATTGGGCCAGTATTAAAAGCTGTACAGCCTAATGAAAAGCAATACGGTATAGGCGCAAAGTGACTAAGGCCCTACTAGGGGCGCTGCTTTGTATAACGCCCCTAGTGGGCTGTGGTTATGACGGGTGGGTGCGCTATCCTTGCCAGAATTATGAAAACTGGGAAAAGCCCGAGTGCAACCCGCCCCAATGCGAAGCTACAGGCGTTTGTACTAAAGACCTTATTAGGATCAACGATTAAACCGGCAAGGCGGCTAAGCCCTGAGGACATACACGCCCGCTTAATCTTTTTTATAGGCGCTGTATTAGCTGTAACTTTTTTTACTATCACTTTTGGCGCTGTTTATGCCCTGGTATTTGTAACACAGCCTATAAATGCACAGAGTCCTAATGACCGTGACTTTATACAGTTGCTACAGACCCTAGCCATATTTTTAACGGGTGCGCTAGGCGGGGTGTTAGCTGGTAATGGGCTAAAGTCTAAGGCTGATAAAGACAC